CTCTGCCAGTAGACGGCATCAAACTCCATCGCGGTAACTTCGCGGCCATCGGCCAGCAGATTCAGCCATTGCTGGATGCCGGGCAATGCTTTCGCCTGCAGGTGAAGCCGTGGCGCGAAAAGCGCTGCCTGTCGCAGAACGCTCTCAGCCACATGTGGTACACGGAAATCAGCGAATACCTCATCGCCCGCGGTAAGACCTTCGCTACGCCTGAGTGGGTCAAAGACGCGATGAAGCACACCTATCTCGGCTACGAAAGCAAGGACCGGGTAGACGTCGTGTCCGGAGAGGTAACCACGGTTCAATCTCTCCGCCATACGTCCGAGCTCGAAACCGGCGAGATGTACATCTTCCTGTGCAAAGTCGAAGCCTGGGCGATGAATATCGGCTGCCACCTGACCATCCCGCAGAACTGTGAATACCAGCAGCTGCGCGATAAGCAGGAGGCCTGATGTCTACTCCACTTTCTCGCGTCATCACAAACAAAATCTTCCGCGTACCTGTGCGCCGCCATCGTAAGCCTGCTGTTAAGCCGTCCGACATCCCGACACTGAAAGACTACACGGCCCGCCTGGTGGATCAGAAATGGCTGCGTCTCGCGGCAAGGAGGAAACATGCGTAGCACCTACCGCAATAAAAAATGGCTAGCCGCAGTCGGCCAGATTGAGCAATGCGTCCTGTGCGGAGCGTGGGGCGTGCAGGTGGCACACCGCAACGAGGGTAAAGGTGTCGGAATGAAAACAGACGACTGCGCCACCGCTGCTATCTGCGTCACCTGTCATTCAGATATTGATAACGGGAAGGGGCTGAGCCGTGACGAGCGCCGCCAGTTAATGGATCGAGCCATTGTCTTGACCGTTATCCAGATCGCCCGTCGTGGCCTAGTGGTGCCCGCATGAATATTTACGATATCACTCCTGTCAGCAAGCCCCGTATGACACAACGAGATCGCTGGCATAAAAGACCTGCGACAGAGGCATATTGGGCTTTTAAAGCAGAAGTTCGCCTGCTTGGAATCAGCATTCCTGAATCTGGTTATCACATCACCTTCATCATTCCCATGCCAAAAAGCTGGAGCCAGAAGAAGCGTGCGCAACTTAACGGCCAGGCTCATCAGCAGAAACCGGATAAAGACAACCTGGAAAAGGCGCTTCTCGATGCCATTTTCGACGACGACAGCCGCGTCTGGGATGGCCGGGTGACAAAAGTTTGGGGAGAGAGGGGGCAGATCATTATTGGGGAGTGCGCGCGGTGACCAGAGACGAGATAACCCGGTACCAGGTCGAAAGCGTTAAGCGCGCCAACCTGCCGCCAGTAGCAAAGCACAGCCAGACCAAAACCAACCAGCCACAGAAGGAAGCCGCATGAACAGTCAGCAACTGGAATACGTACGTCAGCAGCTCATTGTGGCGACCGCAGATCTGAGCGGGGCGACGAAAGGGCAACTGGTAGCTTTCGCCGAGAACGCACAATTCACCGCGACGGCGCGCAGCCGGGGCCGAAAGAAAATCACCGACCCGGCAACCGGCCGGAAAGTGAACCCGGACGGTCCGGCGATGAGCGGTAGCCAGTCCCGCGCAAAGGGATCGTCAATCGCGCTGGTTGGGCCGGTGGAGTTCGTGACAGCATCATGGCGCCGCGCTGTCCTGTCGCTGGAGGATCACCAGAAAGCTTGGCTGCTGTGGAACTACAGCGAGAATATCCGCTTTGAGTACCAGGTGGCGATAACTCAGTGGGCGTGGGCAGAGTTCCGGGAACAGCTCGGCGCGAAGAAGGTGGCCGGCAAGACGATGGAACGCCTGAAGAAGCTAATTTGGCTGGCGGCGCAGGACGTCAAAGCGGAGTTGGCGGGGCGGGAGACGTACGAATACCAGGTGCTGGCGGAGCTTGTGGGCGTAGCGAAATCCACCTGGACAGAAACTTATCTGCCTCACTGGCTGGCTATGCGCAACAACTTCAAACGGCTCGATAGCGGTGCGCTTATCTCAGTAACGCGATCACGTTCACAACAAAAGGCGACAAATTTAGATGTAAGTCTTGCAAAACCGAACTGAAAAGCATATATTTCATGTAAATCTGATATCGTCGCCATAGCTTCTTAGGTCGACAAAGAATTAAGAGCCTCGCTAAATGCGGGGCTTTTTTGTTTCTGGGCCGGAAGCTCATTTGGTATGAGCGGTCCCCTCATAAGGGAAGGGTAGACAGGTTCGAATCCTTCACGGCCCACCAAATTTGCCTGTAGCTCAGAGGAAAGAGCAACCGCCTTCTAAGCGGTTGGTCGCTGGTTCGAATCCAGCCAGGCGAGCCAAACCCAGCCAGGGTATTTACGGCCAGAGAGCCGACATTGCCTTACCCTCACATTGCCAGCCTGTCGCTGGCTTTTTTATTTTCAGGCTCCGGGAACCATCATCGACACGCCTACTTGTTAAATCGTCCCGAGGGCCTGAACCAACTACACACGGAATAAATATGTCTGAGACCTTCACTATCGTAGGCGTTGGTCTTACATCGTCATCAGTCGGTGTAACCTTTGCCACGCTGTTTCCGGAGGCGACTCCAGCAGTGATGCTCGGATCACTCGCCGGAACTGCGCTATACGTTCTGACCTCAGATCCCCATCAACTCTGGAAGCAGGCTATCTTTGCGCTGATATCGTTTATCAGTGGCGTGTTCTTCTCCGTGCCCATGGCGAAAATCATGGCCGGAATCATCAACACGCCGTTAAGTCTGATGAAGCCACCGGCCAGCATTGAGGTATCGCCAGCTGTCGGTGCAATTGTCACTGCTTCCATTTCCGTGGCAGTCCTGCTGCGTATTCTCCGCAAATCCAAAAGCGGGAAGATGCCGGGGCTGGGGGAGGAAGATAAATGACATGGCAGATTCTTCTGATGGATGCAAACGCCATAGTTTGCCTGTTAATCATGGTCAGGCTGATGTTTTTCCGGAAGGAGGGAAAGCGTCATCGCCTGAGTGTCGCGGTACTGGCCTATCTGGTCATCCTTGCCGCCGGATTCAATGCCTTCAACATTCTGCTCGGCCACTACGTTCAGGTTAACCTCGGCGACCTGCTGCTTAACTCCGTCATCTGCATGGCGGTGTGGCTGGCGCGCGGTAACCTGGCGAAGGTCGTCATTACGGAGTAGTCCATGCAAACCAGCGAAAAGGGCATTGCCCTAATCAAAGAATTCGAAGGCTGTAGACTAACCGCCTACCAGGACAGCGTGGGCGTATGGACGATCGGCTATGGCTGGACTCAACCTGTCGACGGCAAACCGATCCGCGCCGGGATGACGATTAAGCAGGAAACAGCAGAGCGATTGCTGAAGACCGGACTGGTCAGCTATGAAAGCGACGTATCCCGCCTGGTTAAAGTCAGCCTGACTCAGGGGCAATTCGATGCCCTGGTGTCGTTCACGTACAACCTCGGCGCCCGGTCATTGTCGACATCGACTCTTCTGCGAAAACTTAACGCCGGTGATTACGCTGGCGCTGCCGATGAGTTCCTACGCTGGAATAAAGCTGGTGGCAAAGTCCTGAACGGGCTGACCCGTCGCCGGGAGGCAGAGCGCGCTCTGTTCCTGTCGTGATTAGCGCACTGGTTAAGCGTTACTGGCTGCAGTTGCTTGTGGTGGCCGTAATTGGCGTGCTGGCGTTCTTCGTTAACCATTACCGCGACAACGCCATCACCTACAAAGACCAGCGCGATAAGGCCACCAAAAATCTCCGTCTGGCTAACGACACCATCAAAGACATGCAGACTCGCCAGCGCGATGTCGCTGCGCTGGATGCCAAATACACGAAGGAATTGTCCGATGCGAAAAAAACCATTAACGATTTGCGTCGGGATGTCGATTCTGGCGCTAAACGGCTGCGCATCGCCGCAACCTGCCCTGGAGTGCCAAAAGCCGCTTCCGCCACCGGCGTGGATGATGCAGGAGCCTCCGAACTTACTCCAGACGCTCGACGGAATTATTTCGATCACCGGGACGGAATCGCAACCGCTGACAAAATGATTCGCGGCATGCAGGACTATATCAAAGAGCAGTGTCTTAAGTGATTCGTCACCCAAATAACAGAGCCTGACTTCGGTTGTCAACAACGGGTAAAAAGTGATCCACTTACCGCCACCACCAACGGTTTAATATT